TAAGTTAACAGTGTTAACATTACATCTAGTATTAAATACTAGGTGATATAATGTTGATATTGTTAGTTAAGGTTAAGATAATTAAGCAAGCTATTTCTATGGTTTTTGTTAATATCCCATATAATTGTATTCTTTTGTGTTATCTGGAAATCATCTAAGTAATATTCGGTTGCAACGCAAACCTCCGGCATCTTTCTACTTCGTGTGTGAAATATTATAGATAATTCTCCTAATGAATAATTGCATAAAAGTGAGTGCTTTTCATCTATATCATTTATAATTGAAATAGCCTTTCTTTCGATATCTATTCTTTTCATATTATCATTTCCTTTCTAAAATGTTAATTAACGTAATCATAATAATTGCTAAGATAGCGGTAGTACACACGCTTGTGAAACATATTAACTCAATCATTTCATTAACCTTTCAAGTTGGCTTATAGCTTCATCACACATATTCATTTTACCGACTATATAGTCTTTATATTCATTAACCCAATCTTCATTATGCTCATTGAGATTTATAGTGGTATTAAAGTCAACTTTTCTGCCATTTAGGAAATCCATCATATTTTCTAGGATACTTTTGCCCCGTTTCCGCTCAAATCCTTGTGTATAATTTGTTTTAGCCAATTCTTCGTCGTTATTTTCGTTATCTTCAATTTCTTTCAATATTCTGTTGATTTCATCTATCCTAATCAGTATATTATGATACATAGGATTGTCACTCTCTATATACTCAAGCATCAGTTCAAGCATTTTTGCTTTTTTGTTTAATAATTCTTTCATATTGTTCTCCTTTCATGCATAATAGCTAATTCCTGATATAAATTCATTATTACCACCACCAAGCCAGAAATAGGATGATAGCGGCGGTTTCCAGAAAAAACCACGCGATGTATTTTATTACTTTCATTTTCTTACCTCTCTTTCGCTTGCATAGGTATTCTTTACGTTATATGTGGCACCTTTGCGTATTTTTTCTTTCACGCAGCCGTAATAATCTTCGAAGCAAAAATCTGAGCTAGCGTTGTTTGTCCAGTCGTAGTATACATCATATGTTAAGAACTCAAAGAATTGTTTACGTGGCACTTGCATTCCATTCATATAGTATTTCATTTATCAAACTCACCGTCCTTAATATCTATAACGCATAAATATGTTGGGTCATTTTTTATTATATCTGTTGAAGTGGCTTCACATTCCATTAAATAATAACCTAACGTTCTTCTTGCTTCTTTTAAATCGCCAAAAAATATGATGTGGTCATGGTATTCTATTCCCACCATTTCATAACTTCCGTTTTCGATTAGCTTATATAGTATAGTGTTTACAGTTTCCATTATATTTCACCATCCTTACTTTCTTGTATTGCAGTACAGAAGTTTATATACATTAGCTTGAATGCTTGTCCATATAAGCATTCTGGATATAATGTATTACGTTCCAGTGCTGTTTCATACACTTTGCATGAAGCGCGTAAATATTCTTTTATAATGTTTACGGCTTCTCCTGGTGTTACTGAGTCTTCTATTGCAGTAATAAGCTTAATCATCGCGAGATAAGGGGTTTCGCCGTACTCCCTGTCATAGCTATCTTCTAAGGTGTGGACATATTCGATTCTTTTCTCTACCCATTCCTTAAATACTTTTAATACATATTCTGTGTACATAACGTGTACCTCCTTTATTTACATTTATATTATAACACGTAAACCAGCATTTGTAAACAGTATATTTTCATTTTCGTAAAATCACATAATTCAGCATATCACATATTCTCACACAGAATTAACATATTTATTCCATAATTTTTTGGTAACATAAAGGTGCGAAAGCAAAGGAGGTGAAAATATGACGAAGTTTATTACAAGAAAAGTGCCGTACACGAACATTGTATTTATGCAGATGGGAGAAGACGGGCAGATGGTACAGGCGGCGCACACCGTTGAGGGTTTAGCGCTAGACAGCCACGCTGCACGCCGCTACCTTGTTCGCAACAAAATTACTAGTGATAATGTTATCATTATTGACAGTAAGAAGACAGAGGTGCTTATGAAGTGCCCACTTAGCGAATTTATCGCACACGCTACAATCGTAGAATAATATCATATTATAAAAGGAGAAATCAAAATGGAAAAACAGAACATGCCAGCAGTCATGGAACTGCCTGAAGAAACATTCGCAATGCAGTTAGCAAACGCGCAGAGTGTAGAGGGGTCGATGTGGACGAACTACGTTATGGAAACGGAAGACGATAAAATTAAATTCTTTTCTGCTATCACCCAGCCAGACAAAAAGCTCAGCGAGGTAATTAACGTCCCTTTTAATTTAACAGCAGTATATTGCGACACCGCAAAAACATATGACGATAAGACAGGTGAGGAAAAAGTGTTCCCGCGTTGCATCCTGTTTAACGACAAAGGAGAAAGCTATGCAACAGGAAGTATATGCATTTTCGGGGACTTACAGAAACTCTTTAGTTTTGTTGGATATCCTACAAAAGAGAAACCGATTAAGGTAGTAATCAAGCAGGAGGATAAAGGTTCCAAGCGTTACTACCACATTGGGTTATCTAAATAATCATAAGGGGCTTATGCCCCTTTATTTAAAGGGGTGATTTGATGGCTATAAAGTGGAAGTATGCCGATAGGCGTAATTTGCAAAAAGTTATTGCATCATATAACGGAAGAATTACGAGAGAATTGAACAAGAAACCTGAGCTGGCTATGTTTGCGCCTAAAAAGCTAACGTACGAGGAAGTGCGGGCGAAAATAGACACTCGGGCAGACTATAACCGAATCGTCAACAGCCTGAAAAGGGTACACAAGAAAGGCGCATTTGAGTTAGAAAACTCTGGCACAGGTGAGGTCCGAACCAAGTACGAGATAAGAGAAGCGCGTATCTTAACGAATGTTACCAACAGGAGGATAAAGAATTATTTTGATAGGGTTTCGGGGGAGAACACGACACAACGTGAGATTGCTGAAACTAATTTCTTTATCCGTCCTTTTAATTTCAATGAAATGGAACAAGGAAATTTTGACAGGTTTGTGGTATCCATGGAAAAACAGCTTAGGCGAGTCCAACACCCAGAAATTATCGATGAAAACTATTATTGGCAGTATTTGGGTGCTATGCGCAAAGAGTTAGGTGTTGAGGAGGATGACCCCCTGTATGACTTTGTTAAGCGGCTACCTGCAAAGGCTGTATCACAAGCAAGGTTTGAAAATTATTTTTTAACCGTTACAGCGTTGTACAACCCGAATGAAGTGGGCGAACGGTACGAGATGATAATGGAACAGTGGGAAGACTGGTGGAGTAAGAACGCTCAGAGGTACTCGTGACACGGTATACCGCCGATTTTGAGACCACCACAGACCCAGAAACTGCTCATGTCTGGTCATGGGAAAGTTGTGTAGTTGGTGACCCCGATAATTTTTGCAGAGGGATAGACATTGAAAGCTTTATCGAATACTGTTCGTGGGAAGACAGAATTATTTACTTCCACAATCTTAAGTTTGACAGCAGTTATATATTGTCATATTTATTGACACATGGTTACACTTGGTCAAATAAGAGGTCTTTGAAGAAGCATGAGTTTTCCACACTTATCTCGAATATGGGGCAGTTTTATTCCGTCACCGTTTGTTTTGGAGAGACAACCACAACGTTTTATGATAGTCTTAAATTGATACGCCTTAGCGTAGAGCAAATTGCAAAAGCTTACGGTTTGGAAATGCGTAAGCTGGAAATAGACTATGACAAGCCAAGACCAGAGGGTTATATCCCGACTGACGAGGAGTGGGAATACCAGCATGTTGATGTTGCCATCATGTCTCAGGCTTTGCACATTCTTTTTACCGAGGGGTTGACTAAGATAACCCAAGGTAGTAATGCGTTATATGACTATAAGGAGATTATCGGGAAGAAGAATTTTAAACGCTGGTTTCCTGTGTTGGCGCCTGAAATTGACGCTTTTTGCAGAAAGTCATACAAGGGCGGGGCAACACAAGTTCATAAGATTTTTGCTAATCAAGAGATTGCGGACGGTATAACGTTGGATGTAAATAGTATGTACCCCTGGGCTATGTATGAAATGCCACTGCCTTTTGGGGAACCTGTGCGCTATAATGGCAAGTACCGCAAAGACAAGTGCTATCCTTTATATATCCAGAAATTGACTTGTAGCTTTGAGCTTAAAGAGGGGTACATCCCAACTATCCAACTTAAGCATTCAGGCATCTTTAGAGGTACAGATTTTTTGGAAAGCTCTGACGGAAACATTGTAGAACTTACCCTAACTAGTGTGGACTTGCAGTTATTTCTTGACCACTATAACGTTTACAATATAGAATGGGTTGAGGGGTATAAGTTTATGAAATCAACCATGATGTTTAAAGACTATATAGACAAGTGGTATGCAATAAAGGCACAGGCTACTAAAGACGAAAACAAAGGGTTACGACAGATAGCAAAAGATATGATGAATAGCCTGTCTGGTAAATTTGGCTTGCGTCCAGAAGTGCAGGAAAAGATACCTTACTATGAGGACAAGCTTAAGTTTAAGCTTGGCGAAGTGGAACAGCGTGATAGTATTTATGTGCCAGTGGTGTCTTTTATTACCAGTTATGGGAGAGATAAAGCGTTGCGTTCCGCTCAGAAAAATTATGACAGGTTTATTTATATGGATACTGACAGCTTGCACCTTGCTGGAACAGAGTTGCCAACTAACCTTGACATTGATTCCACAAAGCTTGGTTGGTGGGATTTGGAAAAGGTCTGGGTAAGAGGATATTTTATTCGGGCAAAAACATATATCGAGGAAGAAAGTGTTTCACGTGAAACAATGGAATCCATGATTAAATCCGAAAAAGCAGAGCCAGGGCAGTTTTATGAGGTGGATGGGGATACACGTATCCTTAATATAACCTGTGCAGGTATGCCTAAACAATGTTATAAATATGTAACGTATGATAACTTTAGACCGTCTAACTGGTTTGATGGGAAGTTAATGCCTGTTATGACAAAGAATGGCATCACACTTGTTAAAAAGGTATTTACAATTCAACCATAGTGTGCTACAATATAGTAGCAAGGTTATTATGGTTGAATTGTCATACAGGTTGGGATACCACAGGGTAACTCCTGCCCGATACTGTTGCACTGGTAATGCTATGACAAACTGTATTAGCTTTGCTTTTTCTTTTACAAAAGAGGTGATTAAATGGCTGAACCAAAATGGCTGGATATAAATAGTGTGCTGTCACATAACGTGCCTATTATGATGGTGCTGGGTGTACGAGGTTGCGGAAAGACCTTTGGCGTCAAGAAGCATCTGATAAATAGATTTGTGAAACGCCAACGTAAGTTTGTGTATGTTTTTAGAACGGACAGCCAGATGAAACGCATACTTGGCACGACGAATATATTTGAGGATATCAATGACGCTATGCTTTTTGATGAAGACATAAAGTGCGAATCAAAGGGCGCTTACTATGGGGATGAACAAATGTGTTACTTTATCCCTTTGTCATTAGCCAAGGATTTTAAGCGGGCTTCCTTTCCTGATGTTGATGCTATTATGTTTGACGAATTTTTAATTGAGGAGGGGCAGACTGAGCGTTACCTAAAACAGGAACCTATGCTGTTAAGCGGTCTGATAGATACCGTTTTTCGTAACCGTGAAAAAGTAGAAGTATACCTGCTTGGTAATGCCACAACGATATACAACCCATATGCATTATATTATGGAGTCGAAAAACCATATGGTAAAAACGTGAGCAAATCCAAGGACGGTAGAGCAATGATTTATCTAGCGGCAGATGAAGATTTTATTAAATACCGTGAGCAGACAGCTGTTGGAAACCTGATAAGCGGTACAGCTTATGGGTCATTCTCATTGCACAACAAGTTTCAGGCGGAGAAAGCCGGTTTTATTGGAAAGAAAGAACAGTGTGTGCCGTTCTTTACATTTATTTATGATGAACAGACCATGGGCGCGTGGATATCCTATAAGCTTGGTAAGATGTGGATATCAGAGGATGTCGACCCGCAATGCAAATTGATTTATGCTCTTACCGTGGATGGACATAACGAAAACACGATGCTAGTTAAAAGCAAACATGGGTCAATGGTGGATGTTGCTGTCAAGTACTACCAAAACAGCTGTCTATACTTTGAAAATTACAAATGTAAAGAAATTTTCCTGAATGTCTTGAAAATGTATTTGTAATGTGGTATAGTATCATTGAAAGGTGGTGTTTAGCATGGATGCGTGGTTGCAAGCAATAACGACAGTTGGATTCCCTATTGTGATGTGTGGTGCTATGGCGTGGTATGTCAAGTATCAGACAGACAAGAACCGTGAGGATGTTAAGACACTGAACGAACAGCATACGAAAGAAATGCTTGAAGTTACAGAAGCGATTAACAACAACACGCAAGCGCTGATAGCGCTGAAAGAAACTATGAAGAAAGGTGAATGATTATGAGTAAAAAAGGAATTGATATTTCAGAGCACAATGGCAACGCCGAAACGGCAATCAAAGGGGCGGACTTTGTAATGATTCGCTCATCTTGGGGGCACTTTGCTATTGACAAAAAACTCAAGGACAATGTAAAGTTGTGCAAAAAGCATGGTAAACCATACGGCTTTTATCACTTTAGCTACGCACGTAACTACAAAGAAGCAAAAGACGAAGCCCACAAGTGTATGAACCTAATTTCCCGATATGGGAACACATATCCTATTGCTCTGGATTTGGAGTGGGACGATGGCGCAAATTGGAAAAAGAACAATGGCATCACGTACGCTAGCGAAATGGAAGTATTAAAGGCTTGGAAAGAAGTGGTCGAGCAGGAGTGCAACACTTATTTGCTCCTATATTGTAACAGGTCTTTTTACAACCAGTTAAAAGCTGTGAACGAAGCACGATTGAAGTCGGTTGACTTATGGTTGGCAGAATGGGGTGTTTCTGAACCGTCAATCCCTTGCGGCATGTGGCAGTACAGAGGTGACCCTCTGGACTTGGATGTCGCATATTACGATTATCCAACCTTGCTCAAGGGCTTGCACAAAGGGAACAGCCAGAAGCCTACTACAGAAATCAAGGTCGGTGACAAGGTATCCCCCAAAGAAGCAGTCAACTATGATGGTGTAAAGCTCATTGCGGATGTAAAAGGTATGAAACTGGATGTTATTGAGATTAGCGGCAATAGGATTGTTGTGTCTTACCCAACAGGTGGCACAGAAGCCTTTGCAAAGTCAAACCTCAAAAAGTAATATGCCTTGGATATCACGAGCGAGTGGGCTGAATCAGCAGGAAATGGAAAACAATGCTGATATCGTTATATCCACTTATCAAGACATGGGTTTTGATAATGCAACGATTGCAGCCATACTTGGCAACATGCAAAATGAAAGTAGTGTGAACCCTGGTCGAGAGGAAGAAGGGGGCGGTGGTGGATACGGTCTTGTGCAGTGGACACCAAAAAGCGTTCTTCAAGAACACTGTGCCACCCTCGGGCTTTCACCTTATACCAGTGGTGATGTACAGCTTAAGGTTATTCCACAGGAAATACGAAATGTAAGTGGTGTGGCGGAGTGGTACACGACCGAAGCATTCATCCAGCCATATTACAATAGCGGAGCTACCAGCGACATGATAGGTATCACAGGCAATCAGTTTTTGTCTAATTCTATGGGCTGGACCGCAGACAAGCTAGCCGTTCTGTTCATGGTTGGATATGAGCGACCTAGCTATGACCCATCCACAAACCATTATGAAAAACGAATGGCTGATGCTCTAACTTGGTATGATTACATCGGTGGCGGATGCACATTCACCCCAAGGCTGACAGACAGCGGAATGCCCAATAACCCATACTGGTATTCGGAAAATCCTTTTTACCTAGCGGGCTATGGATTGCCGAACTGTACATGTTATGCTTGGGGGCGTGCGTACGAAATCATGAATAAACGCCCAACATTATCCCTTGGTAATGCTGACCAATGGTATGGTTACACGCAAGACGGATACTCAAGGGGTAAGACAGCAAAGCTAGGGGCAATCATTTGTTATAGCGGCGGTTTAGTTGGCACGGGGCATGTCGGAGTCGTTGAGGTTATCAACAGCGACGGCAGTATCGTAACAAGCAACAGTAACTATGGGGCAGAATATTTCATCACCTACAACCTACCGCCTGATTACAGTATGGCAGGGCTAACATTTCAGGGTTTTATCTATATCCCATGTGGAAGTAAACCACCTTTCGTTAAGGGAAATAAAATGCCTTGGATATATTATTTGAAAAGGAGAATAAGATAATGAGAACAAGATTAGCATATGAGGAATTGCTTACACGGCTCATGAATAGCGGAGAGTTGACTCCTGATATGGAAGAAGACTTTAGGCGTTTAAAAGATGAACTGGACGAGCGGGAGGGAATGCTCGCTAGATACGGGGAAACATATGACGGGGAAAATCGGGAGTATGAGTGGGTTGCAAGAGAAGTAACACGCGAAGACAACGAAGACGGCTCTAAAGATATCGTGCAAGACCCGCAGGACAATGATGTGGCGGACACCCCGAAAGAAAATGTCATTGACTGGGAAGCGAAGTATCGTGAATTGAAGCAGAGATACATTGACCGTTTTATGGGGCGTATCAAGGAAGAGAACCTGGAAGACATGCGGAATGACTTAGAAAGAGGTCGTGACGATGGCGGAGAGGGAATTAACGAGGTCACATACAATGACCTGTTTAAAGAAGGAGAGTGATTAAAATGCCAAAAATACCTACAGTGAAAAACTTGGAAGCAAACACTGCACAGATTCTGAATGCGGCAAGAGCTGACATTGGCGGAGCATATGCACAAGATGTGCCTAAAGCGTTAAGCGATGGAACGAATCTGGCGGCAATCGGGGAAATCGTGATGAACAACCCAGCTTACCCAAACCAGCTATATTCCAGCTTAGCAAATCGTATTGGAATGGTGTTGCTTACTTCAAAAGCATATCGCTCAAGCTTGAAAATGTTGAAGCGTGGGCTTATGACATTTGGCGAGAAAGTTGAAGAAATCTTTGTTGCCATGGCTGAACCGCACGATTATAATATCGTGGAAGCTCAGACAAATGTATTTAAGTTGGAAACAGGCGATGTTTATACAGCATTCCATACATTAAACTACGAGAAGTTTTACAAGAAATCAATCAGTGAGGAAAACCTTAGGCAGGCGTTCTTATCCCCTGAGGGAGTATATGACCTTATCGGAGGGTTATATGAATCACTGTACAGCGGGGCGGAGTATGATGAGTTCTTGACTACAAAGTATTTGATTGCTAAAATGATTCTGGATGGTTACATCGGTGTAACTCAGATTCCAGCTGTGACAGCTGACACAGTAAAAGAGGTTGCCACTACGATGGCTGAAGCATCCTACATGTTCCGTTTCCCGAGCAACAAATACAACATTGCAAAGGTAACTACATTTAGCCGCCCAGAAGACTTGATTCTTATGACATCAGCTAAATTTGGCGCTCTTAACAATTTCAATGTTCTGGCTTCTGCATTCAATATGGACAAGGCTGAGATTGAAGCACGCCATGTCATGATTGACGGATTCGATGTGTTTGACCTTGACCGTTTGGACAAACTGCTGGGTAACGACCCTGAGTATGTTCGTTTTACTGAGGACCAGTTACAGTTACTGGCGAGTGTTCCAGCTGTTACATTCGATAAAGACTGGTTCATGATTTTCGATGTGCTAATGACATACAAAGAAATCTACAATCCAGAGGGTATGTACTGGCAGAACATTTACCACGTTTGGAAGATTTTCAGCGTATCACCATTTGCTAACGCAATGATGTACACAGACCAGACAAGCGGTATTACAAGAGTAACAGTATCCCCAGCTACAGCAACACTCAGCAAAGGCGCAACCTTGCAGTTATCAGCGGCAGTTGTTGGCACAGGGTTTGCGGACAAGACGGTAACTTGGGCGTTATCTGGAACTGAAACTGTAACAAGCACAATCACCCCAAGTGGTCTGTTGACGATTGCAGGAACAGAAGAAAATACTACTTTGACTGTTACTGCTAAATCAGTACTTGACCCATCCAAAACAGGCACGGCTACAATCACCGTAGCGGCTTAATGGATTTTATAACGACTATATCACCGCTCACTAATGTACGCATTTTGAGCGGTGTACCATTAGATAACAGTTATACTGACACTCTAACGTTTGCTAGCGCATCAGCGCAATATACGTATTTTTCAGAAAAAACAAAATACAACAAGGTAAATATGACACCAGTCAGGATGCAAAACCAGATTGCCGTGGATGTGGTTGCGGATTCTTTGTATGACTGTAACTATCTAATGTTTCAGAACAAAAACTTTGGAAACAAATGGTTTTACGCTTTTATAACTGCTATTGATTTTATCAATATCAACAAAAGCAATATCACATTTGAGTTAGATGTATGGCAGACTTGGTATTTTGATATTACTATAAAACAATGTTTCGTAGAGCGTGAGCATGTTAATGATGATTCGATAGGGGCAAATTTAGTCCCTGACAATTTGGAACGTGGTGAGTATGTATATCAACTACCCATGACATCCTCAATAGCGGCTAACAAGTGTATAGTGTGTGCAACTACAGTAAATGCTGATGGCTCAGCAGTAGAGGGTGGTATACTTCACGGTGTTTACCAGGGATGCAGTTATTTATTTTATGACGCCACAGATGGCGGGGCGGCAGACTTAAACGATTACCTTAAAAAGTTGACGTCTAAATCAAAATCAGATGCAGTAGTAAGTTTATTTATGGCTTGGAGAGCCATGGCTTATGATGCACCGATTGAGGATAACGCACCTAGAAGACCATCTACAATAGATGGATACACCCCAGTCAACAACAAATTGTACACAGACCCATATGTAAAAATGATTGCGTGGGATGGAGCTGGAAGCTATGCTGAATATTCTTATGAATTTTTCAAAGACCCGAGCAACCCTAAATTTGAATTAACGTGGGACATCACCCCTAATCCATCTATATATGCACAACCAAAAGATTACTCAGGGTATGGTGGTGATACTAACAAGCTATGCGTAACTGGATTTCCGCAATGTTCATACGTTATAGATACGTACAAGGCGTGGCTGGCTCAAAATGGTGGGGTTATAGGAACAACTATAAATACCACAAGTAGCCTTGTTAATGGCTTAGCTTTAGGGTTTGGTTCTGCCCTTACAGGTGGACCACTAGGCGGAATAGGTGTTGCTACAGGTTTAGGTAATGCATTTACAAACACTTTTAACAGTGTAAAGGAAATAAAAGTACATGCGGCTTTACCGCCAACGTATCAAGGTACAAACTCCACAAGTGTAATGATGGCAAATGATGGTCTAGCCCCGCACTACCAAGCTATTACTATCCGTAGCCAGTTTGCTAAACGAATTGACCATTTCTGGAGTAAATATGGCTATCCTATAAATGACAATAAGGTCCCAAATATCACAGGTAGACCAAGTTGGAATTTTGTAAAAACTCAGGGGGCTGTTGTTGTAGGCAGTGTGCCGTTTGATGATATCGTAAAAATCAAGTCCACATTAAACAACGGAATAACGTTCTGGCATGGTGACTATGTGGGAGATTATGGGAGGAGCAATAAATAATGTCAAGTAAAAGAAGAAAGATAAAAGCAATGCTAAACAATGATGCGACATACGCGGACATATTTGGGCGCCTTTCCATGCTCTGCATGAACTGCTATGAATGGCTGAATCTGCCAGATACGATTGACGAAAGATTCTTGGAACTAACTCTAATGTACAAAGGTTACATCCTGTACTTTCACGATGAAGTGCTGGGGGATATTACTCTGCCTTGTATGTTTGACGGAGAGCTGGATATCTATCGTACCCCAACACGCCGATATCCATACTCTGTCACCTCAGATTACTTCGATGTTAGAACCGATATAGACAGTGTCTTTATCTTCAACAACTATTTGCGTAAGCCAACAATTATGACGATAGACTTATACGCAAGACGGTTGACTAACATACTACGCGCTATAGATGTAAACATAAACGCCCAGAAAACACCGATTGCAATGTCTACAACGATTGCCAATTTACAAAGTGTGAATGAAGCTTATTCGCAATACGATGGAAACGTGCCAGTTATCTTGACCGACAAGTCGGCAGGAATAGATTTTAAGGATGCATTCCAATCAATCAAAACTGATGCGCCATACGTAGCTGATAAGCTATGGTTCATGTATCAAGCTTTATGGAATGATGCAATGACAGCACTTGGCATCGAAAACTCCAACACGGATAAGCGTGAGCGTAGAACAGAAAGCGAAGTCAATGGCTCTGGCGGCGCTATCGAGATGTATCGAAACAGCGGTCTTTCAATCAGAAAACAAGCTTGTAAGGAAATAAATAGAATGTTTGGCCAAAATATAGATGTAATCTTCCGTAGTAATATGGACACGCTAATTAACCGCGCTTTCAATCCTCAAGCCGCTCAAGAGCTTGACGGACAGGAGATTGATGGGTACGTAGAAAGTGAGCTAGAATATGATATATGATGATAGGAACCAATACACGAGTAGTGTACGCTGGATTGTAGAAAGTTATTCACAGGAAACCCCGGATATTACAACTGACCAGAAGATTGCTATTGCATTGCCAAAGATATTCAACTTCGATTTCCCAATTTACGATGAATCATATCGCTCGGCATTTGAGGACAAGCTAATAAGGCACTTCTACTTTCACGAGATTAACATAACTTCCATAGGGCGTTGGAAATTTATGCTAAGAGAGAAGCTTAATCTTATCATGCCTGTTTACAATAAGATGTACGAAGCCGTGGAAATAAAGTATGACCCGCTGATTGACACGCAAATGCATGAAACATATACGCGTAACAACAACTTAACTAGCGATTCAAGTACGAACGGAAACGTAACACAAAAGGATACGAGTAACAATAGCCAAGTTTATTCGGACTTACCACAAACCACATTACATGGCGGTGACTATGCTACTAATTCGACCCAAAACGAGGGTACAGCAAATTCCACGCAGAACGCTAGCCAAACAGCTAATGCGACAAGCAGCAACAAAGAAACATATGAACATGACAACACAGGTTTCTCAAGTCGTTCACAACAGGCGTTGTTAATGGAATACTACGAATCCTTAAGAAATGTGGATGAAATGGTATTTAACGAACTTAGGGAACTATTCATGTTAATTTATTAAGGAAAGGGTGATAATATGGCGCAAATACCACAACCACTGGGCTATACGCACTTCTATTGTACTTTTATTCTTCCGTTATACTTTGATGAGGATTTGGACAGCTACTTAAAATTGCTCAAAATGCAGCACAAAGTCAACGAGCTGGTTAATAACAATAACCAGATAATTGAATGGCTAAATGAATTAGATGCATGGCTGCAGACCATGTTAAAAAAATATGCGCAAGAAATATTAAATCAGTTGCTGGAAAATGGCGAGCTTACAATCAACGCTATTTACCATGCAGATACCGAAACGCTATCATTTGTGTTCGGAAAGAAAGAGGTGTAATAAATGGCAGAAGTTGCGAAGCTAGAGGTCCAAAGCGGTACGTACCCAATTAAAGACACTACCGCAAGAACTCGAATAACTAACATTGTAAATTACGATTTGCCAAATAAGGCAAGTGCCAGAGTGTGGAATGTTGTCACGGACGGAGGGGCAGACCCAACGGCCGGTTCGTCTTCACAAGCCGCTTTTGATAAAATAGCTAGTATTATTAACAAGTATGATTACGTTTATATACCTAAAGGTAGTTATTCACTAAACAAACTTTTCATATGCGGTAGCAAAGTGATATGTGACGGACAGACGATTGATGAAAACCCAGACAGTAAAATTTTATATACAAAAGAAATGCCAACGTTTTACCCAAGTTTTAAATTATTGAAACAAACTGAAAAACCCAGCGACGGGAATAGTTTTCAGGGTTGGTGTTATGCTAATGACGGTGACGATTATACAGCAAATGTGCTCGCGGTTAATCGTAACGCTAGTACACAAAAAACAATCCTTAATAGGTACACCAATTTGTTAGAACTTGCAAATACAGAACAAAAGCCGTGGGGGCATGGAAATTCTTTAACTTACATGCCAAACTTGACACAAAATGGGAAGAACCAGGTATATATGGTGTGTCCAATAAACGCAAATAACCTAATCATGTACGACGCTTCAACGGGTAATAGTAATACTGTTATAGTAAACGGAATTAGCTCACAAATAAATATAGCTAATAAGATAGGTAAATCTTCGCATATCATTGTACAGACTGAGGACGATAGGATTCATGTGTGTCAATGTTCTGGCAATGGTATAAATGTTTCATTTACTTCAGTATATTCTATACCGATTTCGAGACCAGGTATACAAGCGCGTAAGCTAGGTGGTCTTAATGGATTGGCATACTTTAAAGGCAATATATTCACATTATGGAGTGACAACACGTCTAGTGACTATGATTTTGTACGTAATGCTATAAGGGTAGATAAAATATCAGGTGGATTGTTGTATCAATATCTAGTTAACCCAACATATGAAGCAAAAGAGTACGAGGGTCTTAATGTTATGAACGACAAAATACATTTGCTTGAATATGGAAACAACAGTGTTTTTACCGACTATAACTCCTGGTCGATATGGGAAATAAACCCATATGACAGCGGTTTGGCAGATAAAAGTACAGAATTAGAATTTAACGGAATATTAGGTGAGCAAAGGCTTAGAGTAAGTTCTACTAATAGCAACTGGGGCAGGGGGACAAGTGATTCTCCGTTTAGATGGTTGCAGTTTGCTATCAGTTATGCCTCCTCATTTCAGCCTGTGCACATTTCATCCAGAACCACAGAAAGTGGGGTATATCCACAAGAACTGCACATTAAAAATAGGGCGCATTTCTTAAAAATCTCAAATGTGACATTTAATGGAAAATTAACCGTAGAAAATTGTGCAAACGTTCAATTTGACAACTGTGTGTTTAATTTTACTGGTGATTATCAAATTACGATTGACGCAAGTAAGGTAGACTTTGCGGGATGTACCGCTAATATGAGTGGTGGACAGTCAGGAAATGGGTGGATACGTGCTGTAGGAAACTCAAGTGTAGAATTGCATGGCGGTTGTAGAATCACCGCAAGAAATGCAGCTTCACTTTCCCGGGGCGCTAAGTTTAGTTTTGGCACCGATACAACTGGAACATTATACAACTGTATTTATAACGATGGAGGTGTTTCATTGGGCAATGTATCAAAAATAACACATACATATAAATCTACACTGTCAAATGGCGGGTTGGATGGCATCATAGAATAACCCTCAACCT